TCACGGTCGGAAGGGCGCCTCGTCGGTCAGACCGCGTGTCTCGACGATCTCTGCAAGGCGGTCGCGAACCGTGTCGTTTAGCATCCGTGCCTGGTCGGGAACCAGATCGCAGAGCTCAGGCCTCTTCTGCATGAACGCGGTATAGGAGGCGCTTTGCTTCGCCGTGTCGAAATCCGCGCGCAAGAGGCTGTCATAGAGATCGCGGTCGCCAACCTGCGCTGCCGCTGCTTCTGTGCAGACACAGGTTGCCCCGATGCTGATGCCGCTGAAGGTGTAGCCATTGTCGAGGTAGAAGGTACCGAGGTTATCCACGCAGTCCAGCACGGCGGATTTCCAGTCGCCTTCGAGCGCAGGCCCCGCCATCGCCGCAGGCAGAAGCGGCGAGCCTGGCGCGAGCAGGGCGAAATTGTCGCGGATCCGATCCGATTTTTTGGCGGCATCATCGCCGCACAGCGCATTGTAACGTTCGACCCAGAGAGGCGGCATGCCACGTGACCGCGCTTCGGCATAGCCCGAGGTCATTTGCTGGTAGAGCGCGATGTTGCCGGTTTCCTGTGTCACATGCTCGGTGCAGACGCAGCCCAGGGTGATGTAGTCGCTGGCCTTACCAAGTCGCTTGTGAAATTGCAGGCAAGCGTCCACGAACGGCATCCAATTGGCCACCATGGGTTTGAACGGGCGTTCGCCAATCGGTCCGGGCGCGCTGCGCGCCTGTGGCAGGGCGGCAATTTCGGAGGGCGTCATGGGATCGCGGCCGACAAGATAGCGCCAGAGGTTTTCGCGCAGCACAGCCACCTTTGGCCCGGCGCATCCGTCCGCATCCACGATCCGCGCGCCATCCCGAACCCACGTCCGCACATCCAGCCGCGCCTCGACCACGCCTCTCAGGGTGCCGGAATGATCCGGGTCGAAATATACGGTCCGTGGGCCGGAGTGTGAGCCGTTGCCGAAATCGGTCGTGATCTCCCCGGAACTGTCGCCAGAATAGCGGCAGTCATCGCCGCTGTCCCAGTTGGCGCGGGAATAGGCAAGCGTGAGTCCGTAGAACGCGTGTAGCGCGACGATCCTCTCGCCGGTCGAGTCCTGGCCTGGTCCAAATCGGCCTGCAAAGTATCGCTGCCAGGTGGCATTTTCGCTGAGCCCGCCTATGCCAAGCCCCGGCGTAGAACCGTTTTGGGCGTGGCCGGCGCAGGGGAAAGACAGAATAAGGAGCGGCAAGGCGCTGCAAACAAACTTCAAAAAAGTCGTGCGGAAAAAGGGCATCGGAATTCTCTCTGTGGATATGCAGCAGGTCTCGGTAATCCGACATTCCCAAGTAGAACGCCGTCAATTGCATCATGCCGCCGTTCTGGGAACCTATCAAGCCTCTTGGCCACGCCAGACCGCGGTTCGGGCATCTGAGATACGAGCTGACTGCGATTTATGGTCCCGGCGACAGGGCCGACCCGGAATTTTCTCCGTTCGACACCCGATTGGACAGACCAACCGAGCCACGTTCGTTCAGGTTTTATCGCTGACACAGTCATGTTAAAATCGGTGGCGCACGTAGCCGATGGATGGCCGCGAGGGTGTAACGGAACAGAGTGCCCGCCGCGGTGGCGATATAACGGCTAACCTGAAACAAATTGAGAATCTGGGGAACGCACCTGCCCCAAGTCACTCCATCCGCGTCCCCCACAGTGCATCGGTCCTGGGAACGTAGAGCCGATGCATGTCGGAGGCGCCGACATGGCGGCAGCGGCGACACTGACAGCGCCGCAGGATCTGGTCACGCAACAGGCCGTGGCTCTCTTCCGGGGCCGGGAATGCTGTTCTCGAACCCGCAGGCGGCGCATTTGAACCAAAGGTAGATCATTTCCGTTCGTCAGAGCATCGTGAGGCCGTAACCCGCCAAACAAACAGGTGCGACGGTATCGACTTGGTTGCAGAGATGTCTGGACTGTCCATGAAGAAGAATATAGTGCCGCCACCTGTGAACCTAAATCCTCGTTCGATGCAATCACGCTGCTGCCTACATATCTAAAAAAATTTATTGGGGATCAACTTGAAGAGAAAGACGAAATCCGAGTTAAGGAAAGAAGCCCGGCGCCAGCTTGCCGCCTGGCGGAAACGCACTCGTAGGAACAGCAGGCTTCGTCGGAGCGCCCCAAGTAGCGGACGAGTAGCACGACCGCCTATCAAAGAGATTTGCATAACCCCGCCGAAAAATTTTAACTTTTCAAACAATTATGATGAAACCGTATCTTGCCTACAACTTCTAAAGAGCTCCGTTTTCAAACCTGCTAATAAACAAGGGAACCGGCAGCCAGTAGCCATAGATATTGCTGCTATTGAAACCGTCTCAGTTGCTGGTGCACTTGTTTTGGCGGCAGAGATCGATCGCTGGAGAAAATTCACTGGCCGACGCATGCGCCCCCGCAACCTTCGAATGTGGAATCCTGAAGTTCGTGACCTCTTGGAGAGCTTGGGATTTTTTGAACTACTTGACGTTTCAGATAGCCAAATAGCGTCAACCAAGATCAATGACGAAATGACGACCGTTACCGTCCTACCGATGATCTCTAATACAGAGCTAGACCAACGCCTACTGGCTTCGCTCTCAAAAATCTCTGAAGCTCTACACAGCGATCCCACCATTTACGGAGCGTTAGTAGAAGCCGCCTACAACGTCGGGAAACATGCGTACCCAGACGGGTACAGATGGCGCTTCCCTCCGGTAGTAAAAGGTTGGTGGGCAACTGCGAGCCTTGATCCGGCAGCAAACTGCGTTAAGTTCCTCGTTTACGATCAAGGGGTAGGCATAGTTGAAACCTTACCGCGTTGGGAGGGTTGGGAGAAGGTCCGCGGGATACTGGCGCATCTCCCGTTCAATGTCGGAGACACGCTAAATGACCAATCACGCATGATCAAAGCAGCACTTGAAGTCGATCGTACGTCTCTGGATGGCGGGCACGGGAAAGGCCTCCAGGACATTGTAGGGGTGGTCGACGGCTTCACCAGCGCTGAAGTCAGGATATTGAGTGGGCGTGGAAGTTTACTATATAAAGTAGAGAATGAGCACGTTCTGAAGGACGAAACACTTCATCTAGGGGGCACCTTAATCGAATGGACGATACCTGTCCACTTCTCTTAGGTTTGGTAGAATCATGATCAGAACCATCAATATCGCTGCTGACTATACGCCTTACCTCGGCGGACGCTACGAGGAGGATGGGGAAGGGAACGGAACAACTTTCAGGAAGAAGTTCCTGCTGCCGCATCTTACCCAAAAGGAAAGCGACAAAGTCGTGATTGAGCTGGATGGAGCAGCCGGCTATCCCTCGTCGTTTCTCGAGGAGGCTTTCGGAGGTCTCATTCGTGAAGAAGGTTTCTCCGCAGAAGACGTTCTAGCGACCTTTAAATTCAAGGCAGAACAACCAGGCTTTCAACGCTTCGTATCGCAAATCAAAGATTATATCCGCACGGCCCGCCCGAAGGTAACGGGGTAGAGGCTATTGGACGGAGAAATCTCGTGGTGGTTATCCGCCGTAATCGGTGCCGTATCTGCCGGCACAATTAAGGTACTCGAGAGCTTTATTGATAATATTTTCGGCTCTCGAAAACGTGTTTCAGAGCAGCGTGATGCCGATGTGGATGTCATTAAAGTTGTCACGTTCGAAGTCAGAGATCTCGCCATAAAATATTGGTGCTCCAGCGGAAAAGAAAGCTCGAATGAGGGAGCGATATCTGGTCGCTTGTTATTTATCGGGGCCACGATAGACGAGCTTTTTAAAGATCACGCAGAAACATTGGCTGAAGCACGAATTTCTATGAACAGCTTTGACCGAGCTTGTACAGATGGAAATTTCGCCACAGTTAAACGTGAGGCTGAGTACGGGAGAACAGCGACTATCGAAAGTTCAGCGTACGTTTTGGTTCATCAAATCCAGCGCTTGCGGCGTTCCATTCATTAGCGGGTATCAATCGGCGATGGGGAGCTCCTTACACCGCCCCCCTCCAGCCCATCACCCCTCCCAACAGCTCCCGCATCCAGCCGGACATCGACCGCATCCGCGCACGATACTCCGGGGCCAGCGCCTGCCAGGCGGGCCGGAAGGTCTCGCAGGCCTTCCAGGGCTGGCGTCCGTCATCCCAGTAGTGCGGGCGGTCATCCATCGGCACGCCGCACAGGACGACCCGGTCGAATCCCATGTCGATCAGCGCGACCTTGGCCGCGAACAGGCCGGATGATCCGGATCTCGTCTGGCCCGGGAACTTGTAGGGGATGAACTCCGTCCCCTCGGGCAGCTCCTTGCCCGTGTGACAGCGCCCCGCCGCACCGTGGCCCAGGTGGCGCCTCGCGGGCGGATAGCCGCGATCGGCGCGCCCCTGCACCCATCCCCGGCCGATCCAGTGCGTCGCGTGCAGCGACACCCAGGCGTCCAGCCCTCCCGGCCAGACCATGCCCGCGTCATTCGCCGCGATCGCGCCGTCGACCGGGCCACCATAGGCGGCAATGTCATCCTGCAGCGTGCCACCGCCGCCCAGCACAAGGCAGGTTCTCATCTCAGCAACTCCGGAACGATGGTGCGGACGTCATGGTGCGCCTCGACCCAGGCGCGCGCGGGCGCGGCGCCGCGGGCCGCCGCCACGACCTCGGACAGGTCGGGCGTGATCCCGCCCCGGCGCGAATAGCTGTTGTGCATCTGGCGGGTCAGGTCGCCGTTCAGAATGGTCGACGGTTGACCCGAATCCAGTTTCTGGCAACCATGACCTGCAATCGACAAATAGCCGGTGAGATCGCAAGACGAGGCAGATCCGGCTGACCAAAATACAATTTTTTTAAGGCTGAATATGAAGCACTTGTTTCTCGCCGTTTTCCTTCTGCTCCCCAACGCGGTATTCGCAAACTATTACATGGGGGTAAGAGTTTCCGATACATCCAAGAAATGCAGTGTTCAGGTTGACGAGGTAAGATCCGACATGGCCCGAAACGCGGGCATCGTGAGTGGCGATGTCATCGAGAAAGTCGATACTTTCAAGGTCTGTACCGGTGAAGCGGTCATCGCAGCAGTTCAGAAGGCCGGCATCGATGGCAACCAAAAGGTATCTGTGACGCTTACCTCAAGAGACGGCTCCACCAAGACAATAGATGTACCGATCAATGGCCGGGAACTCCCGTCCGCTGCGTACGACGCTTACTCGATCAAGGAAGAGCCGTTTTATGCCCTTCCACTCCTCGTTGGCATCCATCCCCGGCAAGTGGATTGCGCCCTTTCTCATGCACCAACCTGGTTTTCCGGAAGCCTGCGGGACCTGGCCGAAGAAGCCGTTTTCATTGCTTTCAGTCTCGGCGGGAACGAGGATCGTCTTCAGAGCGCTATAATGAAGCTGCCCCTAAGCTATCCCGGGACTATGGCTTGGATCTTGACCCAAGACAAAGAGAAGATGGAGCGGGAGTTCAGAGCTTTCGGAGACATCATGGAATCGAAAGATCCCTGCAATTTTTCGAACATCTCCGATCCAGCAAAGATCTACGAAACCTCAGGCCCTTTCCAATCGGTTATCGGCATAACTTACAGCACAAAAAGCGAAGATACGATTGCAGAGCTCTACCCTGACATGGTCCTCAACTCGATTGGTAAGCAAGCCGGTTTCGGGCCTAGCCAGGATTCTACATCCGTCGGTGTCTACGTATCGGGCATTAAAGATGGAATGGCCGCGAAGAACGTGGGGCTTGAAGCCGGCGACATCATTACCTCGATCAACGGCATCCCCGTAAATGCAGAGAACCTCAAGGAGGTCGTCCGCAAGTTTCCTCCCGGTCAAACTGTTTTTGCGGTCGTACTGAAGAAGGGAGCGCTGAAAGTCCAACAGGTCGGACTGCTCCTGTCGGAGCGACCTGAGCCCGAAGACTGACGGTTTCCGCAGCTTTTCGAGCGCGCGTGCAGGATCTCACAAACCGGGAACCGCGATGAGGGCATCGACTCCGGCCTGGCGTAGATAACGTCTTTGCAAGCGTTGGGCGATCTTCACTGCGCCAGCTCCGCCCGCCGTACGGCACTCGCCGGCGTGTGATCGGCACAGTGGGCGCGGGTCCAGACACCGGCCGCGCAGCCGCGCGCGACGGTTTCGTCGATCCGCTCCTGGTCCTCGATCGTCAGGCCCTGCGCGCCGGGCAGCGCATCACCGAGGGTCGCTGTCAGGCCCGGCACACTCTCCGGCTGCGAAATCCCACAGGCCCCCAGCAGCAACACAGTCGCGGCGGCCCAGCTCCGCCCAGATCGCGGCTTTCGTGGCATCATCATTCTCCTGTTGGATGTCCCGGGCGTGGTCGCGCCGCCCCAGCGCGTAGATCCCGGCGGCGAGGCTGGCGGCCAGTGCCAGCGCGATCGCAAGGCGGGTCACGCCCCGATCTCCGGCAGGTCGACGGTCTGCCCCGCCAGCTGGTGCGTGCTGTCCGGCAGGAACCGGATGCGGCCATCCTCGACAAAGCTGTGACAGACGCGGGCGGGCCGGTCCGCCGCCGTGAATTCCTGCCGGTGGTTGATCGAGGGCGACAGCGTGGGCCGATCGAGATCGCCGTTGAAGGTCCAGCGCGGGCGGCCCGGGCCGGTGTTCAGCATGTGCGTCCAGCCGCAGCCGGGGCATTTGAACTCGACCGAGGTTTCGCGGGCGATGATGCGGGTCACTTCCGCACCGCCTTCCAGACGCGCGCAAGGACCAGCAGGCCGACCGCACCAGCCAGGAACAGGCCCAGCCCCCAGGCCGCGTCCAGCGCCCAGGGCGGCGCGTCGCGCAGCAGGTATCCCGCCGTGCCCCCTGCCCCGAGGCCCGGCGCCGCCTTGGCCCCTTCCGCCAGCGCCTTGTCGATCCGCGCGGTCACCGGGTCCTTGGGGTCCGGCTGCGGCGTGGCGCGGATCTGGCGCAGGGCGGTCATGACCTCGTCGATGCCGGCGTGCGCCTTGTTCAGCCCGTCACCCGCGTAATAGCTCTGCCCGGCGCGCACGGTGCGCCCGAGCCGCTGGATGTCATGCGGCACCGGCAGGCTGGCCCACTCTTTCGCCAGCGACAGCGCAAAGGCCGCGTCAGAGATCCGTCCCGCCAGGAAGTCGTCCAGGCCCCGCCGCCGCAGCAGCCCCAGCGCCAGCCGGTCCTGCGTGGCCCGGTCGTACCGGGCGGTCAGGGGCACGCCCGCCTCGCGGTAGAGCCCGCGCAGCGTGTCCTCCAGGATCTGGTAGGCACCCGCCGCCTCGCTCTGGTACAGGCGGTCGATGCTGTCCTGCCAGTCCAGCACCTGCCCCACGGTCATCTCGACCAGCGGGCGCGGCGGATGGTCCTGCGATTTGATCCCGCCCCAGACGGCGCCGTAATCGTCGGCGCTTTCGTGCAGGCGCAGAACCGCCAGCAGCGGTTCGACCGCCGCGATGGTCTTGTTCATGCCGAGTCCTTTCAATTGTCGGATGTGTCGTCGCGCAGCAGCGCGCGCGGCGGCAGCGGCCCCCGGCGCCAGAGGCCCCAGAGGTGCAGCGCCAGCCAGTGCTTCACTTATCCGCCTTGGTCTTTAGCTCTTCGCGGATTTCCGTAAGCAGGCGGCTCATCTGCGTGAGCGTAGTCTGAATTGTGGCCAGAATCTCGACGTCAGACAGCCTGTGCGCCTCCAAGGACTTCACGCGATCCTTGATCTCGGACAGCTCCTTTTCGAGCTGCTGGGTTTTCCACGCGTTCTGCGCGATCCCAAGGCGCCAAGCAAAGGCGATCCCGACGAGCGCGGCAAGCGCGCCCGCCCAATCACGGACAAATTGCTCCATCAGGCTGCCCTGCCTATCTCAAACCACTGGGTCCCGTCATGCAAAATCGTCAGTGTCGTGTCCGCCGCTGCCGAGAAGTTCGCGTCACCAGCTAGCCGGACATCATCCGTTGCGCCGCCGGTGGAATGCGTGAATGTCGGGTCTGCTGTCATCTTTAGGGTGACCACGCGGCCCGCCCAGCCCCCGTTGATCCCCCCGATGGGCGTGCCGCCGTTGTTGCCCGTAACCTCGAAAACAGAGCCCTCAATGGGCAGGTCAAGCGTACTCGCCGCAGCAATCGAGGCGAGGCCAAACGATGCCCCGCCACCCAAGACGACACGGGACGACCCGTCGGCCTTGTTAGACACGGACGGCGCGATCTGAACACTGCTGGTGTCCTGAGCACCATCAATGACGATCTCGTTCGTGACCTCAAAGTTATTGCCACCGACTTCGATGAACTTGGCGCCGCTGGCAACCCGTACACCGTTCAGGGCATCATAGATCTGGCTGTTGCCGAGCGCGACAGTCCCGGCCTCTACCAAGATTGCGTCGTTGATGGCCGAACCCCAGACGGCAAGACCCTCAATATTGAACATGTCGGCAGAGCCAGTGTTGTTGACCCGCACAGCCTGATTATCCGCGCCCGCAGCGCGGCAGTTAACCATAGTCCCACGGCTGGCGGAGATGAAGAAACCGATGCTGTTTGGTTCCGGGGTCGTGTTGAAGTTGTCCGACCCGCACGACGTCAGGGACACGCTGTTGGCGCGAATGTCGAATCCTCGCAAATACCCATAGGCAAAGCAGTCGGTCACGCGCGCCCAGTCGCCGTGCACGATCATGAAGGCTGTCCCGGTCCGCAGCAAATCATCGCCGCCGCCCCCATCGTTCCCAACCGTCAGCCACGGCCAGCAGTGATTCTGGAACAGGTAGGGGATCCCATAGGCCCCGTCGATGAGAACCCCGTTGACACAATCCAGGTGGTTGCCGTTGATCTGACCGCGACCACCGCCGTAGTTGACGATCCCGTACTCGAACCCGGAGATAAAGTTGTCCTGTATGCGGGTCTGGTCCTCCACGATGATGACCGCCGTGCCCGAGAAACCGCTCTCGTCGGCAAGGTGGTAGCCGAGGCCGTCCTGGTGGATGTGCCACCCCCGCAGGCTCGCGGCGCCATAGACGTAGATCGAGCTTGTCGAGGTCAGGAGTATCTTGCCCGTGCTACTCCCCGTCGGCATGTCTACCCGATAGGTCGTCTCGCCACCGTTGCTGGCCAGCACGTCGATCCACTGGCTGCTGTTGAAGGTCGATGTCGTGGTGAACGGTATCGCGGTGGGTTCCGGGCGGTACTTGGTGCCGCCCTCGTCCACCGACTGCACCGCCGTATCAACCAAAATACCGCTGCCGAACGGGACAGATGCCTGCACCGTGAGGCCGGGCGCATAGCCAAGCGCTCGGTGGCTGACGAGGGCGACGTTTTGGTGGATTTCCAGGTCGCCGCTCACCAGGTAGTTGCATCCTGGGTCGCCGTAGATCGTCCCGCCCCCGATGGAAAACACGTAGTCGATGGCGTTCTGGATGCGCACCACGTCATTCGTGGTCCCGTCGCCTCGCGCGAAGAAAGTGCCGAGGGTAATGGTGCCAACCGGCACCCACCCATCTAGATTTGAACTATAGAAGTGCGAGCCAGTACCGACATACTTCAGCCGAACCAACGAGTTCTCCGTGTTGGAAGAATGGATGGTGATCTCCGTGCCGACTGTCGGCGTGTTGGCCCCGCACCAGGTCAGCGCAGATGCGACCGACATGAAATGCTTCTTGTCGCCGATGACCCCCGATGCTTCGATGTCGCCCGCAACGTCCAGCTCGGACGATGGGCTGACGTGCCCAACAGCCAGACCGACATCGTTTAGCCGCATCTGCAGGCTACCACCGATGCTCCAATCAAACCGCGTGGCCCCGTTCTCGTCTCGCGCCATAGTCCAGTCAGAGGCGACGAACGTCCCGCTCTCGTCCCGAGTCTGCAGGGCCAGATTTCCACCGCTGAGTACGAGGAACTCCTTGTTGAACGCCGTATCGCCGTCCGTCTCGTAGAAATACATCCCAGCCAAGCCGCCCTTGACCTGAATAGTCCCGGAGACGTCAAACTGGTGCTGAGGGGACGACGTATTGATGCCAACGCGGTTCAGAGACGTGTCGATATAGAATAGCCCGGAATCGACGTTCAGATTTCCTCCACTGTCAAGAACCAGTGCCTCACTCAGGCCCGTCAGGTTGGCAGCCTGGGTCCAAGTGATGGCGTCGGTATCCAAAGAAACCACTGACGAATAGGTGACCCATACCGTCAGACCGTTCTGCGTGCCAGCTGACACCTGGACCATAGCCCGCGCGACCTTTTCTGCGGAATCCATGTCCAACGACCGCGTCCAGGCGCCAGAACCGGAGACGTAGATGCCGTTTTCTCTGGGCAACGTCTGATTTTTGACCAATACGCGACTGCTGTTCGTCGCCACACCGTCGATGGTCTGTTCACCGCTCAGCGTGATGTTCGACGTCGTGGCAACAGCGACCGGCCCGCCGGCAACAAAGACCCCGCCTGAATCCGTCGTCGTAAAACCGGGCGGCAAGGAGGCGACCTTGACCCATGCGTCGGACTGTTCCTGGTAGACGCCGCGGTTCGAGGCCGTGGCATCGTTCAGCACCACCGCGAAGCTGCCATCGGTCACACCCGAGGCCGTGGGCAGATCGGCAAGATTGTCCTCGTAATAGCCGATGGCCGAGCCCAGCAGGCTCTCGAAATACTCCAGCAGCGCCGCCAGCAGGGTCAGGTCGATCTGATTGTCCGCACGATTGGGAAGGCCCAGCACCGTAGTGCGGGCGGGAAGAGCAACAGCCATGCTCGCCTCTCTGTCAGGTGATTTCGATGGTTTCCGGGCCGGTCTCGTCGCCCTCGATGCCAGAGGCATTGATCGGCGCGACCCAGTAGGCGTAGACGCCCGCCGCCAGCGAGGCGTCGAGCCATTCGTCGTCTGCGTCCGGCAGACCGTATTCCGTGCGCACCAGCACCGCGTCGCCGAGGTCGAAGGGGCCGGAATAGGCAGCGGCATAATCCGCCCGATAGATCCGGGTAGCGTAGTAGGCCGCATCATCGGGCGCGGTGAAGGCCACGGTCACGTCGCTGCCGGACTTGGACACCGACAGGTTGCCGGACCCATGCGCCGCCGGCGCCGTGGTATTGGCCACCGCCACCACCGACAGCGGCGTGTCCGGCTTCCACTCGCTGACGTCATAGCCCGAGGTGCGGGCGCGGATCTGCGCCTCGTAGGTGGCCCCGTCCACCAGCCCGGTCTGGATGTATTCGCTCGCGCCTTCCTGCAGTTCGACCTCGACCCATTCGTCGCCGTCGCGGCGCAGCCGCAGGACCGGGAACAGGTCATCCGGCGCCGTCCAGGTCCACACGATCTGCGCAACCCCGCCCGTGCCCTCGACCACGGCCCCGGCAAGGTCGGTGATCGGATCGACCGGGTCGGATCCGGACACATCGTCGTTGTTGTAGCTGGGCGGCGCCGGTTCTTCGGTCGCGGCGGTGAAGGCCCAGTCGTCCTCGACGCTTTCGGCCAGCTCGATCTGGAAACTGGTGCCGTCGGCGTTCATCTCGATCATCGAGACCTCGCAGGTCACGTCCCGCAACAAGATCGGGTGCTGCACCGTGACGAAGCGGTGCGCCAACTGGCGCGCGCCACCGCTGGCCTCGGACCATTCCCGCCCGCCGATGACCTCGAAACCCGCCAGGCGCAGGGTGCCGGACAGCTTGATGGGTGCCCGTTCCGACCGGGCCAAGGGTTTCAGCACGCGCAGCGCCTGGTTGTGGTTGTCGATGCCGTAGATCGCCAGCGGGCGCGCGATGCGGGGCGCCTCCGCATCGACGATGTACGGCGCAGACGGCGTCTCTCTGTAGGCATTGCCGGGTTCGCGGTACTCGGCAACGTACTCGGTCGGCGGGTTCATCCCGAAGTTGCCCTCGACCATCGACAGCGACTCGAAATCGCTGGCGGTCAGGGTCAGGGTCGGTGCGATCCAGCGCCCGGCGTAGAAATCCACCTTGCCGTCCGAGCGCTGCCAGATGAACCCGTTGGCCGCGGCGATGAACTGGGCCCGGACCTGTTCGAAGTTCTGGTCGTCGGTGAATGTGTGGTTGAAGGTGTAGCGCGCCTGCGATCCGCCGTCGCGGTTGGTCACGCTTTCGTCGCAGACATCGGCCTCGATCGCGACCCGGTCCCAGTCGACCTCGAACCCCCAGACGTTGACCAGCTCATGCGCAAAGCACAGCGCCCAGTTGTTGCTGTAGCCGGTGCTGTCGTCGCGCGGGTCGTAGATCTCGTTCCAGAACTCCCAGACCGGGGCGTAGTCCGGTTCGCGCCCCTGGGTGTAGACCTTCAGCGCCTTTTCGGCGGCGGCGCGGCGGTACTGGATGGCCGCGTAGCTGTGCCCGGCAAAGTCATGGTTGGCGGTGATCTCGGCGAACTCGGCGTCCAGGATCGCATCCACCGCCTGCGACGGTCCGCCGGTGTATGTGCGCAGATTGACGTAAGACCCGCGTTCCGTGTCGGTCGCGGAATAGGCACCGCGCCTGTAGCGGTCCGACACGACGTTTCCGACCTCGTTGACCGTCACCTCTTCGAAGTCGAGGAAATGCGCCACCGGCCCATTGGTGGGATGCGCGGCCAGGGTCACCGTCATGTGCCGCCGGTTGTCGACCAGCCCGGAGCGGAAGCCCACTGGCCCGCCCTTGCGCAGCTTGCCATAGGCGCGTTCCATCAGCGCGGCGGACTGGATGTAATTCGACAGGCGCTGCGACGGTTTGGGCAGTTCCGGCTGCGGCGTCAGGGCCGAGACAAGGGCCGAGGTTCCCAGGGCCAGCAAGGCACGCCCCGCCAGCGTGCCAAAGAACCCCGTGACGTAGGTCGACGCCAGGACGCCCGTCACGAACCCAGGCGCCAACGCCGAGACGCCCAGCGACAGCCCAGTGATCCCCTGGACCAGCCCGGCGACGAACCCCACCACCGGCCCGGCCTGCGCGGGCGCGGGCGCCGACAGTGCCGTTGTCAGCAGCAGCGCCCCCAGCAGCCTTCTACGCCCCGTCATATCCCACCTCCCATGCGCGCATGATCCTTTCCGGCCGCACCGAATGCATCGGCTCCTGCCCGCCGGGTTCCCCCCGACAGGCAAACAGCCCCGGCGCGATGCAGATGCCGCCCACCGGCATCACCTGCCCCCGCCCGGGGTGAAACAGCTTGAACACGGCCACGTCCCCGCGCACTGCCGCGCGCACCGGGGACAGGCCCGCCCTGCCCTCCAGGATCTCGGAGGCCAGCCGCAGGGGCTGGGTGAAGAACCGCGTGACGCGCTGCGCCTGGGCCGCATCCTCGTAGGTCAGGCGCAGGTCCTCGGTCAGGTCGAGGCCGCGCACCTGCCCCGCCCAGTCCAGCGCCGACAGGCAGCAATCGGACACACCCCAGCGGGCCGGCTCGGCAAGCCAGCCCTGGATGAAGAGTTGCAGCCGGGTCATCCGATGATGCTCTTTTCCTGCCGGGGTTCGGTCGGGATGAACTCGTAGCTGGGGTTGTCCTCTCCCAGTTGCCGGGAATGGTCGGTCGTGTTGTAGACCAGCCGCCGCGCGCCGTTGCGCACCCGGAACGGGCTTTCCATGTGCAGGCGGATCACCCGGACCACGTCATCGGGCGCGTCGATGGTGATATGATCCATCGTCAGTTGCGTGACCTGGCGCGGCGCATACACGGGCGCATACATATGTTCCACGCTGTCGAAGACCTGCAGGTAGCGGGTAAAGGCCCGCCCCTTGACGTAGGCCGACCCCAGGTCGGTGATCTGCGTCACCAGGTCGGATGGATCAACCGGGTCCTCGAAAAAGGACAGCGACACGCTGCTGGCCTTGGCCGTCCCGTTCAGCCCGAACCCCAGCGCATCCGCCTGCACCAGGCGCGACCCCCACCAGGTCTTGCCGTCGATGTCGGTGAACTTGCCATCGGCGCCCAGGATGAACCCGTAGTTGCCGTCCGGCGTGTTGACATTGGCCAGGTGCAGCAGGCGCTGCGACTGCGCCCGAAAGTCGTAGCCGCTGGGGAAAAAGCTCATCGCGTCACCACCTCGCGCAGCGCGATCTCCGGCCGGGCGCGGTGATCGCGCGCGTAATGCGGCGCGGCGCCGGTCGGGTTGACCAGCTCGAACAGCCCGAACGCCTCGAAATGGACGACATCGCCATCGCTGACCGCGCTGCGCAGGCAGGGTTCCACCTGCAGGGTCTGTTCCGTGCCGCTGGTGTCCAACACGCCGACCACCTCGAAGGGCCAGTCGTCGTGGCTCAGCCGCTGGCCCATCTGGACCGGCGTGCCCGTGGGCGCGTAATCGACGGTGATCTGCGTGGCCCCGATCGCATGGGCGCCGACCGCCAGCCCGAACGGAGTGTAGGCAAACCCCAGCCCGTTCGAGAAATACTGGCCTTCGGAAAAGGGCACGCCCTGCGTGGCGTTGCTGCCCGCCATCGCCGCCCAGTCCGTCCCCAGCGGGTCGATCATCGGCAGGCGGATCACCCGTTCGCGCCCGCGCGCCATGCTGACAACAGCCCGCCAATGCAGGATCGCCGCCCGGTGCAGGTGTAGTTTCGGCTGCCCCGTCCAGTGCGGAAAAGCCGAGGTGAACATCTGGTTGATGTTGTTCGTCGTCGGCCCCGCGTCCTGGCCGCGATGGTCGAGGGTCCAGTTGATGCCGCTGGACCGAACAAGGCTGCGCGGGACGGTCAGGATCTCGCGCGCCATCAGAGCGTCCCCCTGCCCTGCAGCTCACCGATCATGGCGCCGAAGTTCTGGCGCTGGAACTGCGCGTAGCCGCCCAGCTGCTGCAGGCTGCGGGCCTCTGCCGCGCGCATCCACTGCACCTGCACGCCGTCGCCGATCCCGATGAACGGGATCTCCTGCTGACCGCCGCCGGACCCGCGCCGGTAATCGCCCGCCGCGTCCGAGGACCAGCGTTCGCGCGGATGCACGACGGCCATCATGCCGCCCTTGCCATCCACCCCGCCAGAGCGCGGCCCGTTGCCGGTATAGCCCCGCGTGTCGAAGCTGGGCAGGAGGCCCCCGACCACCGACTTGACCAGCCCCATGATGCCGCCCGTCACCGGCTGGCCCGCGATGGTCCGATACAGCGCGTATTCGATGGCGGCGCGGGCAATCGCTTGCTTGAGCTGATCAAAGGCGTTTTTCTGGCCCATGATCGTGTTGATCACCGCGTCCCGGCCCTGCTGGACGTAGCGGCTGAACTGCTGCTGTCCTTCGCTGGCCTTCCGGTAGGCCTCTTTCGTGGCCTCGACATGGCGGTTGTAGACCTCCTGGCTGATGCGGCCCGTTTCCAGCAGCTCCTGCGCCAGTCGCATCTCGGCATTGTATTGCTCCAGCGCCGTCGTGGTGGCCCGGCGGATGCGCAGGGCCTCCTGGTCAAGGCGGTTGGACTCTCGCGATGCGGCGCCGCCGCCACCGGCGACGTCCGGCAGCTTGAATTGCAGGCTCTTGGCGAGCTGCGCACCCATGTGGTTCGTCTGCCAGTCCTTGGCAGAGCCTCCGAAGTTGCGGGGATCACCCCCACGACCACGCCCGACCTGTTTTGCGTAGAGGGCATTGTCCACCAGTCCCTGCGCAATCCCCGCCGCATAGACAAAACCCTGCCGCAGCAAGTCACGCAGTTCGCGCGCGCCCTGGTTGGGGTTGCTGAAGTCGATCGAGGCCACGGCACTGCCCAGGCCTCGCGCCGCCGTTTCGCTGTCCTTGATCAGGGCGTCGATCTTCTCGGTGGCGTCGACACCGGCGTTCATTTCGGCGTTGATGATCACCAGCTTGAGCCTGAGCTCTTCCATAGAGCGGATCAGGGCCTCGTTTTCCGCCCTGACACGCGCGGTCACGGCAGGATCGTACTCGTCACGGCCGATCATCTGCCCCGGGCCACGCGCCCGGCCAGATGCGATCTCCTGCTCTCGCCGGATCATTTCGTTCAGCTGCTGCGCATGTTCGGCCAGTCGCGCCCTGGCGGCCCGCTGCTGGTCTTCGAGGTCCATCTTGCGAAGCTCTGCCAGGGCCTCGCGGGCGCTCGCTTCCATTCTGAGCGATTGCAGGACCTGGGGCGTCACCTGCGCCTGCGCGATGCCGGTCAGCGCGATGGCCGCAGTATACCGTTCCTGCGCAGTGCGCGCCTCTTCGAAGGCCGACTTGTAGTTCGAAAAGGCCGAGTCGAGCGCCTGGCCCAGGTCCTCTGCCGCCTCTTCCGCTTCGAACAGCTTGGGAATGAAGGCCGCGCCAAGACCCACGGCGGCGCCAGCGATCAGCGGCAAGATACCCCCAAACCCGCCGAGGATGTCCGGCAGCTGGATCGCAACCGCGCTCATCAGGTTCCCGCCTGCGGCGACCTGCTGGCCGATCTGGTTGACCTGCAACAGGCTGTTGCGCAGTCCCATGCTGGCGCCCACGCTGGCCGTGTCGACCAGTTCCATCGCCTGCGCCGCGCCCCGCGAACGTGTTTCCAGACGCGCGAGGACCTGCGCCGCATCCTGTTGCGAGGTGATCCCCAGTTTCACCGCCCGGTTGACCTGGGCCTGCGCCCTCTCGAACCGCATCTGGGCGGCATAGGCCGGGTCGATGCTGGCCTTGAGCGCCTTGAACTGGCGTTCTTCCGCATCCAGCATCCGCTCGAAGGACTTGGCGGACTTTTCCGCCGACTTCTGCCCGCGGTCGATCCTTTCATAGGCCTGCCAGCCCGAGTCGCCGATCTTCTTGAACCCGCCCTCGACCTGCTGGCCGCCGGCGAGTTCAGCCCGGTATGTGACCTTCCGCTGCACCATGTCCTGCGCTTTCGATTTCCTGGTCTGCCGCTTCGTTGATCGCGGCCACCGCCGCCTGCTCGATCCGTGGCATCAGCTCCGCCACGGCCACGCTCGGGATGCCCAGCGCATCCCCGACCGCCAGCACGGCGGTCATGTCGTATCCGATGACCCGGCCCGAGCTGGCCCGGATCTGGCCACCACAGCGCAGGGCCAGGTCCCAGACCTGCCGCCCCTCGATGCTCCGCGGTGCGTTCACCTTAATCGGGCAGGCGTCACAGACGCCCGCGCAACTGCTGCAATAGCCGTCCGAGCCGAAATGCCATTCGGCCCGACGGCTCAGCCGTTTCCCTCTTCGTCCACCGCCAACGCGGGCAGGACGTACTTGTCGCGCCATGCCTGGTAGATCTTGTCGTCCTCGATCAGGGCGTCGATGTAATCCGGCGAAGGTTCGATCGGTGCGCCGGTTTCGTCCCCGACCCCTTCCCATGCCACGATGGCGTGGCGGGCGATGGCCTTTGCCCAGCCCAACATCCCGACCGACAACGCGGCGGCCTTGGCATCCTCTTCGCCCGCGTCTTCCGTGGTGACATCGGCGAACAGTTCGTGCCGGACCTCGTCCATCATCGAGGACCGCGCGGGCAGGACCTGCACCTGCACGCCGCGCGGCAGGTCGATCCAGTAGGGTTCGGATTTCAGGGTCAGATGGAACATCAGTAGCTTTCGACCTCGTTCAAAAGGGTTGCGGTCAGCATCGCGCTGTCGTCGGTGTCGCGCGCCGCCATGAAGCTGAAGTTGGCCTCGATCCCGCCGGGCCCCTCGACCGGGCGGCCGGGCACCGACAGGAAGACGCGCGGCATGGCCAGGGTCAGCTTTTCCGTCGCGGATTTCGTCAGGACGAAGGACAGCGCGATCGGCGTGCCCGCCTTGGCCGTGTCGAACAGGCTTTCGCTGGCAAAGCGCAACTGCAGGTTCCCGGTCATGGCGGCACGCATCGGGTCCAGCCCGCCGATGAACTCATCGCCGGTCACCGTGTCCACCTGGTCCAGGTTGTTGCTGAACGTGAAGTCCGCCGAGACCACGTTCGCCTGTGTCGAGGCGTCGATCTCGACGCTGGCCTGCCGCTGCATGAAGCGCGACAGGGCGTAGCTGGCCGGCGTCCCGGCGGCGGTGCTGGAGGCCGGCGCCGTCACCGCCTGCCCGATCACGCCCACAGTGCCGTTGACCCGTCCGCCCCGCTGCAGCGTCAGGCGCAGGTTGTCGGCGCGGCAGCCGCGGAACATCTCGTAGCTGGGAACATCCGGCACCTGCTTTTCCAGGCTGAAGCTGGGCAGCGACCAGGCACCGGATTCGAAGGTGTGGATGTAGTAGCCAGAGTTGCCCGAGTTGTCGCCGCTGGTCGGCGTGCCCATCAGCGCCTTGAGCCAGAAGCCCACGGCCTCCAGGTCGATCGGGATGCCGATGTCGCCCGTGACATTCGCCACGTCCAGGTCCGCATCGCCCGGATCGCGGGTGCCGACCAGGTCATCCTCGATTAACCCCCGATCCAGCGCCAGCCCGTTGGACATGTGCGGCAGGAAGTAGAACCCGCTCGCCGGAGCCGTCTTTTCGGTGCTCTCGAATACCGCGGCGGCCAGTGACCGCTCGCCCCTTCCTCGTGCCATGTCAGGCCTCCTTCAGGTCAAAGGGTTTGTGGTGGCGTAGGACAGGGTGACCCGCACCACGTCCACACGCATGCTTTTGCCGCCCTGTACGCGCTGATCGTCGCTCTCGACCGGCTGCGCCTCGACCCAGTCGCAGAGGCCGCCCAGCGTCCGGTCCGCCTCGATCGCGGCGCCAAACTCCTGGCGGCGGGCGTCTGTCACGGCCTCGCGGCCCGTGGCGCCCTGGGCGTAGAACTCGAACTCGACATCGTGGTCGAGGTGATAGGTGCGCGGCAGGGTCACACTTTCGACCAACGGGCGGCCGTCACGCATGATCACCAGACCGGCGGCGGGAATGGCCTCCGGAACGACAAGGTTGCGCTCGACACCGCCTGTCACCGCCCCGTTCGCCAGCGTGTGCAACGCCGACAGGCGCGCCTCGACATCACTCGGCATCCCTGCCCCTCATTCTTCAAAGCCCACGGCATCGAGGATGCGCGCCGCCCAGCCGTCCGACTTCGCGAGGAAATCCAGCTTCTTGCGCAGCTTGACCTGTTTCACGAGGTAGAAGACGACCGAGGTCTGTTCCCCGGTCAGTATTCCGTCCTTCCGGCGGCGCCCGCGCTTTTGGCGGACAAAGCCGCCCTTGTTGATCCTGGTTCCATCGGCCACCAGGAAGCTGACGCGGCTGTCACGGTAGACGAACCGCAGCTTCAGCCCGGTCTTCTGCTCGAAGGCGGCGGGCGTCATCTTGCGCCCGAACCGCTGCTTGCCGGCCCCCGGCGCCGGGATCGCCAGGTACAACCCGTTGGGCGACCGGATCAGCGATCCTTCGAGGTGCGACAGGATGATCTTGGGCGAGTTGGCCCAAACCAGCGCCGCCGCGTTCATGCTGTTCTGCCCCTCCGGATAGGTCTGGTGCCTGACCGAATTGGCCAGCCGCCCACCCAGACCGCTTTCGCGGATCTCGTCCCGCCACGCATCTTGCAGGAACTGGCCGGCCCGCCGCATCGCCGCCGTGTGGCTGCGCTCCAGCTGCTCAAAGTCCCGGCGGGTGATGTCGCGCAGGTCGCCGTCCTGCGTCACGCGCAGGCTCATTCCGGACGCGCCTCGATCCGCCATTTCAGGCGCCGTTCATCCCGAACCGGCTCTCCCTGAACCGTGTAGGTTGCTCCGTCGATGGTGATCGTATCGCCCGCCACGGGCGCGGCCACGTCCGAGACCAACACCCAGAAGCGCGCAGAGGCGGACACGAAAGTGCCCGCCCCGAACCCGTCCTGGCTGTCTGAAAGGTCTGGAATGACCCGGATGTCCGCCGCCGCGCCCCAGTCGGGCGTGTAGGTGGCATCCACCCCCAGCGGCCCGTTGAAGATGGCAGAGGCGTCGGCAATGAATGTCACGCGGGCGGCTCCGCCTGGGGATCACCGCCAGCATTGCTGTCCGATTCCATGGCGGGCGCGCCCGGCGGTTCCTCCGCGGGTTTGCTGTCCGGTTCCGGCTTCGGGTCAACCTCTTCGAACAGCGCCGTGTTCAGCCGCCCCTTGAACTCTGCCACCTCGATGACCTCGCCCCGCTTGAACATCAGGCTCTGACCGCCGTCGAGGTCGACCGCCTTCAGGCGCTTGGGCACCGGACCCAGGACAGAGACACGCCGCGCCCACTGTTCATTGGTCAGCTTGACCTTGCAGGGGCCGCGCAGGACGGCCCCCTCGGATTTGATCACGCGCACCTTGATCATGATCAGGTCGCCTGCACCAGGCAGGCGTGCTGCCAGTAGCCGTAACCGGCGTTTGCCCAGTAAGAGGTGCCGAACAGCCAGCGCTTGTTCTTGACCTCTTCCTCGGACCCTTCGGCGATCACATCCAGCTGGATGTCGGTCTCCTGCTGCCAGATGAAGGGCTTGGCCGAACCGTCCGCCCGGAAGACCGCCAGCTTGTCGGTCCAGGCGAGGCGCGGGTTGGTGGCCAACGCAAAGGAGAAGCCGTCGAGGTTGACCATGACGTTGGTGTCACCACCGCCCAGCACCGGGTTCCGCAGCGCCGATGCGGCAGCCGAGAAATACGAGGTCGGCACCATGACGGTGAACTGACGGGCCAGTTCGTTCATCGGCTCTCCCTGGTCATCCTTGAACGACAGGATCTGCTCGACGCCCTTCAGGACCATTGCCCGGACCTCTTCCGGCGACGGCGCAGTGGTCGAACCGTGAACGCTTGCCGGTTGGGCCGAAATGTCGACGCCGATGTCGTTCGACTGGGTTCCGCTATCGCCCTCGCTGTGATCGGTATCGAAGAAATACTGCCCATCGTAGCAGGTGGCGCTTTCCGCCTGGGTGATCTTCGTCGACAGCAGGCTCTGGCGGTGGGTCACCGCACGCACCGCCAGTTCATCGACGCGCTGCATGATCTGGCCGGTCTTGTCGCGGCGCACCCAGTCGATCGGGATCTCGAAACCGTTTTCCCATTCGATGTTGGCGATCGTGATGCCGTTCTCACGCAGACCGTGCCAGATGCGGTCACCCTTGCGTTCGGCCATCGCCGGCGCCTGGCCAAGCCACTTGTAGGTCTCGCTGTCCTGGTCTGACTCGAAGGTCATGGCGATGCTGGACGCCCAGGAGGCTTCGAGCGTCGCTTCGAGCCGCTGGTAGAAGTTCCCGATGATGGCCCGGGAAGAAAGGCCCTTGTTCTTGCTCATCTGTCTGTCTCCTGTGATCAGACCGCCGCGCCGACAAGCGCAGCGTCGAACTCGACGATGGCCACGCCCGAGGACACGAAGCGTTCGACATAGCCGATGTGGGAATTGCCGCTGGCGACAAGCGTGAAGGTGTCGTCGTCGCTGGCGTAGACCGCCGGGCGGTCGTTGTCGGTGATCGCCGCAGAGGCAACGGCAAGCTGGATCTTGCCCTTTGTCTTGACGGTGACGTCGATGTCGCCAGCGGACCCGGCCGAGTTGTCGGCGGTCTCGATGTTGAAGCCCAGGAACCGGTCCCCGGCCTGGAGCGGACGGGCATACCCCGACCCGTTTTCACCGACGGCGGCGCCCTCGTAGATCACGTCGGACGCGATCACCGGATAGGCGGTCTGGTCGCCGTACAGGTACTTCCGCGGGCTGTCTGCGGGAAGAGTGGTCATCTGTCTTTCTCCTTTCGGTCAGGCGGCGTCAGCCGGCCTTTTTCCCGTTGAACTGGTGGATGTTCCCGGCGGCTTCGCGGCGCTTGAACGCCAGGTAGGCGTCCTTGTTGCCGCCGAATTCGGCGCGCAGGTCGGCGTCGCGCTCCCAGGCGGCCTCAGCCTGTTCCTCGGGCGTGCCGCCCGCGCCTTCGGTCTGCGCCGGGCGTTTCGAAACCACCGCCGCCTCACCGTCCTGCGCAGCCAGGTCCGCGACGTAGCCGGCGCCCTTGGCCTTGTCCGCCTTGACCATTTCCAGCGCCAGCGTCTCGGCGGTCCAGCCTTCGGCCTTGGCCTTGGCGACCATGTCCTCGGCCCCCGGGCGGGCGATTTCGTCGATGGCCGCCACGCGGGACCGCTCTTCCTCCAGCGCTGCGGCGACGGCGGTTTCAGTGTCCGAGGCCGCGCCGGACTTGGCCGCGCCTTCGATCTCGGTCACCAGGTCGGCCCGATGCTCGCGCAGCCCGGCCAGGGTCAGATCTTCCCAGTTCATGGAAGTCTCCTTTGCTGCGGTGGCGGGGCCCGCGGTTTCATTGGTCCGGGCCGCCAGCCCCGAACCGGTTTCCATGTCGCGCGCACCCGACAACGCGCCGATCATGCCGGACATCGTCCCGCGCGCATCGACCATCCCGCGATCGAGCGCGTCACTCCCGGCAAAGACGAGGCCCTGCCCGAAGCGCTCCATGACGTCGTCGGTCGACACTCCGCGCAACTCGGCAACTGCCTCCACGAAATCGCGGCCTGCCGCGTCCACCAGCGCTTGCAGTTCTGCGCGGCCCTCGGGACTATCCGGGTCCAGTCGCTTGTTTGGGCTTTGTTCAGCCACGACGCGGATGAACTTGGCGCCCATCGCCTCCAGCATCGGCTTCATGTCGATGAACTCGATCACTGCGCCGACCGAACCGACCATCGCCCCCGAACCGACAGTGATTTGGCTTGCGCCGCAGGCGAGGTGGTAAGCCGCAGATGCCGCCGTCCCTCCGACAAAGGCATGGATCGGCTTAGGACCGCTTTCACGCAGGAACCGCGCGCAGTCGTCGCAGCCAGCCGCAAGCCCGCCACCGCTATCGACGTCGAGGACGATGGCGTCTACCGAACGATCAGCCTGTGCCAGCGCAACATCGCGCGCGATTTCCTCATAACTCCAGAACCACCAGGACATCTGCCGCAGCAAGAGGCCACGAACAGGGACGATCGCCACCCCGTCAACGACCTTGGCAAAATCGGAACCCTCAAGGATCGAGGTGCCCGCGACTTCGGCAACGGCCCGCGCTTCGCGCATGTCCTCACGTTCGCGCACGGCCTGCGCGATCATCATTTCATCCGGCCGCATCGCCCAGATGCGGCCCGAGCGGTCAACCTGCATGGCGTGCCCCCGGTGCTGTTTCATTGTCCGAAGTGTCGTCGTCGTCTTCCTCGTCCGGACCTTCGGCGGATGATCCGGAGGCGCCGACAGACTCGCTGCCGTCCTCCTGCCGCCGCTTGCGGACGTCGCGGTGATCAAGGCCAAAGCGCGCCGCGGTGATCGCGGTCAGCGAGGTAGCGCCCATGTCCAGGTATTCCCGATCGGCCTTTGCGTCCTTGACCGGGTCAATCGAGATCCGCGCCGGTCCCATCCATGTCGCGCGCAGGTAGGCCTGCCGCATCAGCGGGTTGTCGAAGAACCCGGGCGCCGCGATCAACCCACGCGCCACTGCCTCCGAGATCACAGCCTCGTAGACAGGACGGCAGAACTGGGCGACATGCTGCGCCCGGTCCACGCGAAAGAACTGCCAGGCCATTTCAAGCGCGGCGCGGCTGGCCGAATAGCTGGCCTGGAACTTCTTAAGCAGCAGCTCGTAGGGCAGATCGGTCCCTGCCCCGACCTCCTGCGCCACCGCCTCGATGAACGGCGTGAACTGCGGCGACGGGCGTCCGGGCGCGAAGCTTTGCACGGACTCGCCGGGCAGCAGGTCAAACACCATCCCCGGATCAGTCAGCCGGATGTCCTGTTTCGCTTCCGACCCACCTGAACCGGAGGTTTTCAGCCCCTCCGACAGGTCGCCCCCCTCCGAGGTCATCCCGATTGCGAAACAGGCGCTGACCACAGCGGCCTGCAGCTCTGCCTCGGTGTATTCCGACCGCTGTTTCAGCGAGGTGATGACCGGAGCCAGCATCGGCGCATAGCGGCTCATGTCCGGTCGCCAGCGCGTGTTGTGAACGTGCAGGACCTGCCATTCACCGCGCGCGCCGTAGGCCGGGATGCGCTGCCAGGTTGTGCTGCCCTTCAACCCACGATCCAGCACGTAACGGTCCGCGACGTGGTAGGCCACGGCGGCCCCGTCCCCGTCGAACTCGATCCCGCCGGCGATGTCGTCGCTGTCGGTCCGCCAGTGCGGGTTGCTGATCCGGTCCGCCTCGACCACCTGCACTGCCGTCGCCAGCAGGCGCCCCGCCCGGCGCTTGAACCGCCGGACGACAAAGACATCCCCCGACAGTAGCCGCGACCGAAAGACCAAATCCTCCAACTCGCCAAAGGTCTGGACGCGCGTGATGTCGCAATCCCGGCACCCGGCCCAGTCGGTCCAGATGTCCAGCGCCTCGCGCTCCCAGGCGCGGGCCTGGTCGGGCGTCATCCGCAGCCGCTCCGCGTCGATCTCCGGGCGGACCATGTGCCCCGCCCCGATCACGTTGGTGACCTTGGTCGCGATCGACGACTGCCCGATCGGATCGTTGCGGACCAAGTCGCGCGACCGGCCGCGCAGTTCGTCGAGATCGGGCAAGGTATCCGCATCCGCCGAGGCAGCAGCACCGCGCCAGTTGACGGTCACGTTCCGATCACGCCGCGCACCAGCATAGCCCGACGCGGTGGAGAGGGCGCTGCGGTAGCGCAGGCGGTCAAGCCCTGTCTTCTGGCTGATCCAGCCGATCAGTCGGTCCGCCAGGTTCTGCTTGGCCACCTTCACGACATGACCCCGCGCTTGAAGGCGCTGCGCGTGCCAGCCGCGCGGTTCTTGAGCGTGATCAGCCGCTGTTCCTCGGCCCGAAGGGCGGGCAGGTCCAGGTAGGTCACCCGCTGCCCTTCCAGCTCGTAGGATTTCATCTTGCCGGTCAGAATCGCGTTGATCGCTGCCTGCACCAGGACAAGCCGCGCCGCGTAGTCGATGTCGCTCATGTGATCCTTACCTTGCCCGCCCGCGCAGCCCGCGCTGGCGTGTCTGTACCGTTGCGACCCCATCCTCGACCGGGGCCACCTGGACGGCGGCCTGTGTCTCGAACAGGTCCGGTTGATCTTCCGGGGCCTCGACCCCGCGTTCCGCCTCCAAGGCGGCCCATTGCTCCCTGGTCATCGAGGTCCAACCCAGCTCGCGCGCCGCCGCGTCCGAGTAGATCATCGTGTCCAGTCCCTCGTTTCGCCGCGTCGGTTCCACCAACTGCCAGTTGCTGACCATCACGCCGACCCGGTCGCGTTTGAGCACCCGCACCTCCGAAGTGATCTGGCGGAAATATTCATCCCCCAGGCCCTTCGCGAAATGCACGAACCCGCGCGCCAGCGGATCGTCCTTGCCCAGCCAGGTGTAGAAATCCGCCTTCAGCTGCGAGACATTCAGGATCCGCCCCTGTCTCCGCGCGGCGCGGGCCCGGGCGTCCTTCCGGTCGCCCATGACCATCCGCTTCATGATCGGCCCGGTCTGGCCGGAGCCACCCTTGACCACGATCAGGCGCTTGGCCTGCCAACGCTTGGCGAAGGCCCAGACATCCTCTGTGTAGGTGCCGCCGTCGATGGCCATGCGGTCCAGCGGCAGGCGGTGCCCCTTCTCGGTCCGCCAGGTCGTTTTCAGCAGCGCATCCAGCGCCGCCCGCCCCTCTTCGCTGCCGATGTGATGCGGGATCACCCGGTAGTCGACGACCCAGCGCTGGTAGTTCGCGCCGTAGGCCACGACCTGCACCTCTGTCCGGTCGAGCTGACAGTCCACACCCGCTGTCAGGATCACGCCCCGCGCCGGCACGATGCCGACGCCGCGCCCCTCGCCATCCGGCACGTTCTCGACCCGGTCGCGCAGCTTTTCCCAGTCCGGCCCCTTGCTGGCCTGTTCGTAGGGCAGGCCCAGGACATCGTTCCAGAACGTCTGTTCCGTCTCTGCCTCGACCTGGTCGCGCAGCTCCTGTTCCGTTTCGCCGCTGATCTTGGCCGTGGTCCAGCCCATGACCTGCGCGTATTCGTAGGCGATCGAGGCCCAGTCCCGCTGCGGACCGTAGGCCCGCCACAGGTGAAACCCCGGGTGATCGCCGCGCGGGTTCGTCGCCACCCACTTGCCGTTCGCGATCAGTGCCGGCTTGTCCGAATGCCGGATCTCGCAGCCGCAGGCCTCGCAGTTGAAATGCGCGTCGGCCAGGTTCTGCGGGTCGATCCGCTTCTTGAAGTTCTCCCAGGTCAGCGGCGCCATGTTGCCGCAATGCGGGCATGGCACGTTGTAGAACCGTTGGTCCGACCGCGCGAAGGCGGCGCTGATCCGGCAGGCCCCGAGGATCTGAGATGTCGAGGCGCGCAAGATCTTCGCATCCTCGAAGGCGGCGGCCCGACTGACCGCCATTGCCTCGGGATCGCCCTTGGCGTGCATCTCGAACTTCGACAGGTCGTCCATGACCACCAGCCGGTGCGAGGTCTGCGCCAGGTCATCCGGCGACCCGGCGCTGGTCACCTTCAGGATGCCGGACCGGTCCAGCGTTTCCTGCCGGAACTTGGCGTCGCTGTTCTTGTCGGCCCCGCCGCCGCGCCCGAACATCCGCCGCAGGGACGGCGCCGCCCGGCGGATCGGATACCACTTCTGGTCGATCCAGTCGGTGGCCGCCTTGTTCGTCGGGTGCACCACCAGCGAATTGAGCGGCATGTATTCATGCCAGGCCGCCACGGTCGGGTTGATCACCGATTCCGTCTTGGCGATCTGGGCCGATCCCCGCAGCGTCACTTCCCGGCAGGGATGCTCCGGGCTCAGCACCGCGTGGATCTCCGCCAGGAACTGCACCGGACGGATCGAGAACGGGCCGGGAAACGGCGACCGCTCGTCGAAGACGATGTTCTCCCGGCACCAGCGCGTGATGTCGGGCGGTGGCGGCGGGCGCATGGCATCGGCCATCGCCGAGGCGATGACGGCCCGCGCCGAGGTCAGGAAGCCCATCTCAGAAATCGGCGTCCTGTTCTTCCGGCACCATCTCTGCCGCCTCGGCCTCGTGGTCGAGCTGCTGCGCCCGGGCACCGCGATGCTCGCGCCAGACGTCGATCATGATCTGCCTGGCCGTCTTGAAGTCGACCCCCATCTTGTCGGCCACCGCCCGCGCCGCATTCCGCAACACGTTCTCGAACTGGGCCAGTTCCGCCGCCAGCGCGCGCCGGGCTTCGCGCCCCGCCTGATCTGCCAAGACCAGCGTCCCGTCGTCCTGGGCGTTGAGGCGGCGCAGCTTCCGGGCCTCTTCCTCGGCCTTGAGCGTCCGAGCCATTTCATAGCGGGCCTGGTCGGTAGTCCGCAGCGGCGCCGAGTCCCGCTCGGGCACATCCTGCGGAGCCTCAACCGGAGAATCGGTTTCCTCGATCTCGCGCAGCGTCTGCCTGGTCCGGGCGCCGTTCCCCATCATCTGGCCCGGGTCCAGCTTCCTGTTCAGCGCATTTGCGCAGGCCGCCAGGTCAAACCGGCGCGACCGCCCGTCCCCCTTGTAGCACCCGTCGAGCTTTCCTTCGGTCACCAGTTGGCTGATGCGGCCTTTGCTCAGGTCCAGCTTTGTCGCCAGTTGTGTCGCCGTCAGTCCGCTCATGCCTTTCCTGCCCGCCTAAACCGTGTCACGGCTTCTAAACATCCGTTATGTTTAGGCTTTCCATTTAGTTTACCGCCGCGAAACCCATGCGCCTAGCGCCCCCGTATACGGCTATTTCGCCGGAAGGACCCGCTTTCGCTTGACATCTCGCCGGGGGATGGGGCGCCGCCCAGCCGCTGCAGCGCCCCGGCTCTGCTCGCGCCTGTCGGCTGGCGCGCTCGGGGTATCCCGAAACGAGAAGCGCCCGGCGGCATCTCTGCCCCGGGCGCACTTTGGTTCAACGACACTATGTCAACAGACCTAGAAATTCGTCAACCCATTTTCGACCAGGGCGCCACCGCAGGCAGCGCCTCCGTCAACTCGAAGAGGTCGAAAGTCACCCCGCGCAGACCCGCCTGCACGTCCATCAGTGCCCCGCGCCAGTCGAGATACCGCCGACGCGCCGCCGCGATCTGGGACGCGGTCGGCTCGACCGTGACCGGCGTCCACAAGACGGGCTCACGCACCAACCCGCGCCGCGGCTTCAAGGTCAGCACCTCCCCGATCTTCTCTTTCTTCCCCTGGACGCCGTGCCGGTTCCTGTTGCCCCACGCCCTCGGCACCATCCGCTGAGGCCCGATGTCCCAGCGCGGGCAGGCACAGGTCCGCGCCAGTTCCGCCACCTGCACCGCCACCGACCAGGGCACCGACCGCCGCAGCACGCTGACCACAACCTCGGCATCATGGTGCGGCAGGCTGCGCCCACCGGACTGATCGACACGCAGGCACGACCCCGGCTCACCCGTGGACAGGGCCATCGCCTCCATGATCCGCCGCGTCGAGTCACAGCCGACAGAGACCCCACCGCCAACCTCGTCGTACTCCAGCGCCGCCTTCTCACGCGCGAAGGCCCATTCCAGCAACAGCCGCACGCTGACCCGCTCGCGCCCGTCCGGCCCGACCGGCTGACCACAGCGCCCGACACCCTCCGCCTGCACCGCCGCCCGCGCCCCGATCCCGCGATAGGCCATCATGCCGCCGCACCGCGCTTGCCCGCCTCGACCAGGGCCCGCGCCCTCGCCTCCAGCCCCTCGTACCAGGTCAGCCACTCGGCATCGTCCATGAACGGCGCGCGCCCGGCCTCGCGATCCGCCCGCGCCCGGCGCAGCCGCGCGGCCATCTCGCGCGCATCCTCGGTAACACGCAGATTGTCGCCCTTGGACTGCGGCGGGCGCTTCATCCGCTCCCAGAACAGGAACTCGGACACCAGCCGATCCTCCGCCAGCGCCTCGCGCCCGGCGGCACTGGCGAACCACGACGCCACGCCCGGCGTGTCCTCCAGCGCCCGGGGCTGGGCGATCTCGGCAAAGGCGAGGAAGGTCGCGCGATCCGGCCAGAAACACTTGGCCGTGCCCTCGCCCTTGGTCCGCAGCGCGCCGATCACCCGCCGCAGGTTCTCGGACGAGAGATAGACCAGGTCATCGCAGATCCGGTCCAGCTTGCGCTTGGCATCCTCGGGCTTCACCCCCTTGGGAAACCGGAACCCCAGCCCCGCGACCAGCGCTTCCCGCACCCGCCCGCGCTTCGTCTCGATTGTGTCACTGCCCGTCATCGCCTTTCCCCTTTTCTCAGCCAAGGCCCGCCGCCTGCCGCTCTTGATCGGTCAGGAGGTTTGCCGAAACGATGTGCGCCAGCACCCAGGGCTGTAGGTCGGCAAAAGCCTCCGTCCGTCCCCGTCGCCAATCGGCCACCGCCCGCTCCGCCGATTTCGCCACCATCGGGTTGAAATCCGCCGCCTCGCGCGCGCCCGCGCTGGTTATTTCCTGGTTACTTACAGGTTCCTCTCCAGTGGGCTGGAGACGGGTCGCCCCCGAAATTGGAGTCGGGTCGCCCCTCAGATTGGAGTCGGCTCCGACTCCAGTTTCTGGAGACGGCTTGCCCGGTTTTCGGGGCTTTTTCGCCGCCGATCCGCCGCCCGATTTGCCCCCGTTTCCGTCTCCAGTATCTGGAGTCGGCTCTTGCGGTTTGCCCATCTCAAACCCCAAGATGTAGCGGGTCGGGCACTGGCGTTTCGTCCGTCCGTCCCGGCTCTGGTGGCGCTGGATCAGCCCCTTGGTCTCCAGGCTGTTGAGCACGTTGTTGACCGTGCCGTTCGACACGGCGGCGCGCTCGCGCAGGTAGGCCTGCGAGGGGAAGCACCCCGCGCTGGCGTTGTGACAGTCGCAGAGATAGAACAGCACCCGGAACTCCGAGGCCGACAGCAACGCCGGGTCGATGTCGGACAGCCAGTTGGTCGCCTTGTGGCTCACGCCGCCACCTCCCGCACCTTCAAGGCCCAGTAAGCCGCCAGCCGCAGCTGCAGCGCATCCTTGGCCTCGCCATAGGCAAGGGCATCCCCGGCCAGACGCGCCGCCAACAGGGCCTCACAGGCCCCGCGCACCGGCCCCAGGGCGTCACCCGCAGGCAGGCCCGGCAGCGCCTCGCAGGCCGAGGCCAGCGGCGACAGAAGGTGCGAATCCCAGGACATCCCGCCCCGGTTGGCCGCCAGCGCGGCGGCGCAGATGACGAACCGCGCGCGCGGGGTCATGCGCGCCGGCCCTTTTGCTTTCGCCGCTGTTTCCGCGATGCCTTGACCTTGGCCCGCTTGGAATGGCTCGGCGATTTTTTCGGATCGCATCTCACGGGCGCCAAGTCCGGGCCGAGTACGCGGGGCAGATACGCCGACAGCGCACCTACCAAGACCAGCCTTTTGGCTGCGTTGGAATTGCTCATCCCGCATCCTCCGCCATCGCCTTCTCGAAAACCGCCACCTGCACCGCCAACTCGAACAGCCCGGCAGAGGTCAGCCCCTCGTCCCCGCTCACCATGCCGCTCAGCAGCACCTTGTCCGGCGCGGGACTGTCGGGCGCCGCAAAGACGCCAAACGTCCCCTGCCCGCCTTCCAGCACCAGCTTCACGCGCAGATGCGCCAGAGGCACCACGAGCCGCATGACACCCGGCGCGCTCATGAGGCCCACCAGCGGCGCGGCATCCCGCCGTCACGGTTCGCTTTCCGGCGACACTTGTCCTCGGGCTGGTACTTCGGGTTCAGGAACCGCGTCCGCATGCCCTGAACAGCCGCGTTGGTCAGGCCAAACCGCGCGCGCGCTGCCTTGGCGCCCTCGTGCGAGATCACGTCGAGGATCGACAGCACCCGTTCATCCTCCGCGCGGGTCGGGAACGGATTGGTGTGGTAACACCCAGCCACCCCACTCATGGCCGCACCTGGTGCCAGATGACTTCCGCCGTGCGGACCGGCACGCGGTGAACCTGCGCCACCTCGCGGAGCCGGGCATAAACCCGCTGCCGCCCGAGGGCGGCCAAAGCCTGCACCAGATCCGCGCCATGCCGCTCCGCCAGCCGGGCCAGTCGCCCCTGCCGCAAGTCGGACACGGCAGACCGCGCCTCCGCCGGCAACCGCATCACGGGACGCGGCGTGGGCCGCGCGACCGGCGCACCAAGCGGCCCGGAAGTGGCAACAGGCGCCGGTTCTGGCTTTGGCTTAGAGCGCACCGCCGGCGGCAGGTCCCCCCGGGCGCGCATGCGGTCGATCTGGCTGCGCACGGATCTCGGGGTCATGCCCAGTTCGCGTGCGATCCCCGTCGGCGTGCAGCCCTCGCGCACCATCCCGGCGATCCGCGCGCGCAGCGCCCGTTGCGCGGCAGATCGCGCCGCGCCCAGCGGGATCCGGTGGTTCTTGGAGGCGCCGCGCACCTGCGCCTCCCGCAGGCCCATCGCCGCGGCGATCTGGGCCGCCGTCTCTTCCGCCGCCGCCCGGCGGCGCAACTCGTCCAACATTTCCGGCGTCCAAAGCTTCGCGATCGATGTGCTGGGCAGACCCAGGACGCGGCGGTGACGCTGTACCGTCTGCCCTGTCACGCCCAGCTTGGCGGCGATCTCGGCATCGCTCAGCCCGCGCGCGTGCAACAGCCGCAGGCGGTCACGGTTCAGGAATGGGGCTGGCATGGGCTCTCCTCTTGGTCACTGGCACAACGATGCAGGGCAAAGCCCACGTCGCGCGTGTTGCGGATCTTGAAATCGGGCGGCAGCTTGCGGCGCAGGCGCAGGACGATCTGATCGACCGCCAGGGGCATCGGCTCGTCGCCGTCCGGCCAAAGCGCCGTCAGCAGCTGGGCCCGCGTCACCACCCAGCCCTCGCGCGCCAGCAGGAACCGCATCAACGCCGCTTCTTTCGCGGTCAGGCGTGGCAGGCCCAACCCTACAAGAGGCTCACTGTCGCCCAGCAGCTCGCTGACGACATACAACAGATGGTCGACCGCATCGGCGTCGGACATCCCGGCCACATGCGCCCGCAGCGCCTCGAATCCCGGCCTGTTTTCGACGAGGTCCTTCACAGCGGATCCCCCTCCGGCGGGCGGTCATCGACGGCAAAGAACACCTCGCCAAAGTCGATCACGCAGGCCAGGCCATCCGGCCCGACCCGCAGCGCCGTCCATTCGCCCAGCTCGGGGTGGGCGTAGATTTCCACGACCGATCCCTGCGACAGCATCACGGCGACCCGGCGCTGGCCGAACCCTTCCGCCAGGTCGACCTTGATCCGGTCACGCTCCGCGCAGCCCTGCACCGCCTGCGCCTCCACGCCGGAGGCCAGCAACAGAAAGGCCCCGGCGGCCATGAAGAACCGCCGGGGCAAGTGCCGCGCGCAAGACGAGGCAGAAGCGCGCAGGGAAGTGACCTTGGAACGCAATATCCGGCATGGGGTGATACGCCCCGCGACAACATCTTGACGCGCAGACCAAAGGCCGGGGATTATTGGAATTGGACCGGGCGTCCGATTCCACTCAAGACGCCCGGCCTGTGAAACCGCGACACACACATCGCGGCCCACTGCGGATACCGGCCCACTCTCACATCGGCCAGCCTCCGCCATAACCACGGAAGGAGAATTTCCATGGCTATTCTGATGCACCCGGTAACGGGTGTTCCCCTGAACGATATCGCGATTCGCCGCAAGGCGCTCGATTTTGATGAGGCCCTGACGGTTCACATCATGCGGCGCCAGGGCGTGCCCTACACCGACATCGTTCATCACCTGGGCACGAACGCCAACCGCGTGGGCGAGGTCCTGCGCGGTGAAGCCTGGCCCAGGGCTGGAACAGGCGCCATCGACATGATCGGCGGCGACCTGTTCGCTTCGCGCAAGTGACGGAGAGGCGGGCCGGGAGGAACCGGAGTGGCCCGCCGTTCCAAAGCTGGTGAAGCGCAGGCCGGAAACGATCCTTGGAGGAGTCTGCACGCCCCCGGCCTGCTGACCGGCGCCATGCCCGAGCGCCGGTATTCCGTGAGTGATGGGCGGGCAGATCATGGGCACCCCGCCAGCTTGGACCGCGCCGCCGTCAGCGCCTCGATCGCCTCGTCGACCTCGACAATCGCCTGCCCCGTGTCGCGGGCGGTGTCCGATTGCTGGGCCGCAAGAATGGCCGCCACGGCCTCGCCGGATTCCTTGCTGATGACCCCGGCATGTTCGAACAGGTGGCCCGAGGCACGGTCCCTGTCGGGGTTCAGCCGCCGGGCCATCATCCGCGTGACCGGGTAGCGCCCGGCGGCATCCTCCAGCGCCCAGACATAGGCCAGGGGCCACTGCAACTGCCCGCTCAGGTACTTGGACAGGGTGCCCTTGCCGACCTGCCCGCCAAGCCGCGCATTGATCGTCTCGGCAGCCGCGTCGAGACAGCCGAAGGTGCCGTCGATCAGCGCCGACATGGCGGCATTGATGGTGCGCGCGTCACTCATCCGGAAACCTCGTTTCCTGTGCATCCGCGCGCGATGCGGGAAACATGCGGGTATGGGACAGACAGACCGAGATCACAGCCGCCCCTGCCGGATCATCCGCGCCGCCAGGCAGCCCGCGCCGAACCCGGCAAGCGCACCGATCAGGGCGGCGAGGAAGAGAAGAGCGGCAAAGGCGGCGGGGGTCATGCGGCGTCTCCGGTCTGTGTGGACCCACGACACAGGTCACCGCACGCTTTTTCCACGGCTTCGAGGTTTCGGAGATTGGGGTAGTGCGCACCGGATTTCCAACGCTGCCAAGTCGATTGTGCGATACTTGCCTCCCGGCAAAGGGCCGCCACGGAAATGCCCGCCTCGCCCAACCGGCCCTCAATCTTCGCAAGCTGCTCGACAACGGACATGCTACGCCTTTCGGTTTACGTAACCCCTTTTGTGCTTTTTCGCTCCACTTCGGTCAAGAGCATTTTTGCTTGATGCGCGTTTCTGCTCATAATCGCATGATCACCTCATGACGAATTGGACCGCCGAATACCTGACCCACGTTCTTGATGCGAAAGAGTGGTCGATGAACCGACTGGCCGAGGAAATTGGCGTCGCGGCATCGACCATCAACAGACCATTGCGACTGAAAGAGCCCCTGTCAGCCAAGACTGTCGCCGCGATTTACCAAGCGACCGGGATAGACCCAGCGGACTTCGTCCCGAAGGACTTCCAAGAACCCATTTCCGTCTACCGCAACGCCCCAAGCCAGCCGCGCCCCCGGACCGTGGCAGACGAAGCACTTTCGAAATTGGACACTGAACCGGCAGCGCCGAACGCCCAGTCCGTCAACGAGATAAAGGTTGCCGTGGTCGGGCCAATCGCCCAGATCGTCGCGACCGTTGACCGCGACGGCATTGCCAAATTACGCGCGAAACTCGACGCCATTGAGTCCATGCTCGACTAAGGCACCCCTGAGCCCACACTCCCCAAGCAAGTCGCTGATTTTGCCGTCTTTATCTGGATATTTTCGTTACATATCATTGCGTTGATGTCTACGAGGGGCGTGTTTCATGGATCACCCAGAGGGTGCGGGCTCGCAGCGGGCAGATCGGGTCAATTTCGACCGTCGTGTGCGGCTGCAGTTCCGGGGTGCGCAGATCAGTTCGGACGGCGGCCCCCTGGTGATGCGCGAACTGGATGAGGCACTGGGGCTGTCCGGTCTGGCGTCAGTCGCGCTGCACGCCCCCCCCCCCCCACCCCCGCGGCAGAAAACACTTGTCCAGCAGGCCAGATTCACGAGATATTCAAATCAACAAGCACGCCACTTGGAGAATGTCGGTTGCCTCCGGGACCACAGCGTGCTCCTGTTTTGCAGTTCTTGATTGGAGCCAAAATTCATGCTGACTCGAATTTCTTCTGTCTTATTTCTGATCGCGATATCAACCGATTTGCATGCCGATGATCTGCAGCTATCAGCATCGGTGACCCGAGGAGATCAGGCGATTGATATCGTTATTTCAGTGGTGGACAATCATCCGCTGGTAATTTTTCCAAACATAAATTGCGAAGGACACCTCATTACACCAGATTGGATTGACGATATTCATTCTTCAATGATCGAAAACGGAGGAGTGGAATTTCAAGCCATATTAACTGGTGCAGATTGCCCGAGTACAGATAGTTTCCATGTCTCTGCTTGGGACACCGCCCAAAGTAAATGGCTCATAGAGTTTTCAACCCCGCAGCGCTGGCAGGGACAAGCGGAACTGATTGTCGGCGATGTGCCGCAGCCGTCGCCAGATCAACTGCAAACTCAGCTTCCGGAGGGTACAGTGGCGGGCGACACCAGCTTGGGGCTATTTCTAGGATCAGGTCCGTCGGAACGTGGTATCGGGCCAACTTCCGTTGTTACTGGTGTGGTAGAAGGAAGTATTCCCGCGCTTTTAGGAATTCGACAAGGAGACTTAATCCTACACGTCGATAGAGGCGCCGGTGATCCGCGCGCCCATATTTTCTATATTCAGCAAGGTCTGGAGCGCAGTGGCTCGGCGGACGTGGCCATACGTACGGCAGCGGGAGAGGAGCGTATTGTTAGCCTCTTTGCCGCCGACCCGATCGTAGAAGAGCAACTCCGGGCGGCATCCCGCGATGATATATTCGGCCCGGCAAGTGATCCAATAAGCTTTCGCGCTCGCCTTTTCTTCGACGGGTCTTTTGAGGCGCTAAACTTCCTAGCCGGAGTTGATTGGGAAAGCTACACCACCTACGGAGGTACCCAATGGGAGCGCATTTTGACGGCCGGATCGCCGCCACGGTATGACCACTTCGTAGCTGCATATGGTACTGCTCGGTTTGGTTTCCTCGGAGCATGTGGTGACGCGGTGGTGTCTCTTGTTGCAAGCGGGGGGGCGCTTACTCAAACTCTAGTTGGGAACACGGTCGTATCAGAAACAGATACGAGATATGAGCAACCCTTCGACGCATTGGAAAGCTTCGCGCCAGTCATTCAGGCGACAAATTTTCAACGTCAGCGTAGTGTTCGCGGCTGGACCGCTGTCTTAAAAGACTTTGGACCGATGTTTGATAAATTAGAATGTGAAAATGACGATCGACGAATTCTAGAACAAAACCTGCTCGCATATACTAGGTGATTGAACAACCCTCCGCATAGGATTGCATCGCCGATGCACGTTTCCGCTGAGACAGCGCCAGGCTGGACCATTGGCAAGCAAGCATCCAAGCGCCCTAAAGGACAGATATAATGAATTTTCACCAAGCGCTCTTTTCGGCTACCCTTGTGACCATCACTCTGCCCGCATGCACTCCCGTACCCGTTGGCGGTAGCGGATCAACCCAACGCGGCGAAGCCATCGCAGGCGAGATCCTAGTCGACCCGCTCGGTGCAGCCCATGAGCTATTCATCAGAAGTCCCAAAGGGTGGCAGTGCCGGTCCGTCTTTGCCTCAAGCAAAGGGATCGCAAAGTCCGCCAACAAGACGATCCCCCTGGAATGCAACAACGGCGCGACAGGCACCGCGCTGCTGAGTTCAAACCGGTTCGGGAATCAAATCTCAGTCGCGTTCTCCCTATCAAACGGAGAAAACGGCAGCATTGTCATCGGCATCGCTTAACCCGAAGACCGGCCGTCTACGCGCCGCGAGACACGAATCAAAACTCCTAAGCCGAGCGCCCGCGCGTTGAGCGTGTGCGGTTTTACTTGACTTATATTGAGCGTTTTTGCTCTACACACTTCATCCCAGCCCGGCCACATCCCCCGCGATGCACCCGCCGGGACACACCCGCTCGCCGTCAGGCGGGCACTTGGATGGAGGCTCTATGCGTATCCCCCGCGATTTCACCGCCGACCTGGTCGTGCCGCCCTCGGGCGCGGTTGACCGGATCACTAGCCTGGACGCCTGGCTGCGGCTGAAAGCCCGCCAGCAGCTCGAAGACGGCACCAGCGCCGCCATCGAACCGCAGCGCCTCTCGCGCCTCCTGCGCCTGCCCACCCCGGTCAACGAAATCGACGCCGCCCTCGCCCACGCCCTGCCCGCCACCCGCGCCGCCATCGCGCGGCACCGGTCGGAAGGCGGTGCCGCATGACCCCGCATGACCAATCGGGCGGTCAGCAGATCGCCGAACACACCTACGGCACCAGTGATGCGGGCCTGGGCGACATCGGCATGGGTGAGGCGCCACGCGCCGACACCCGTCCCATCAACCAGGTCCCCCCGCGCCTGCACCTTTCGGCACTGGCCGCCGAGGTCGCGGAACGCGAGACTGCCCGCCGCAGGCGCCGCCGCTGGGCGTTTGCCCTGCCGATCCTCGCGATCGCGGCGCTGGCCGCCGCGCGCCTGACCCTCGGGACACCGTGATGCAGACCATCATCAGCATCGTCGCGGGCGTCCTGCTGATCGCCACCGCCGTCATGACGCTGATGCTGGGCCGCGAATGGCCCATCATGCGGCGCGGCGAACGTCAGGCCGCGGTCTGTCTGGTCACCCTCTTCGTCGCCGTCACGGCAGGCCTGACCCTCTACGCGCGGGGCCTGACATGACCCCCGCCGAGGCCCGCGCCATCCTCGCCCTGCCCGCCGATCACGACGACGCCACGATCCGCGACGCAGCCCGCCTGCTGATCGAGGTGGGCAACCCTGACGACATCCAGGACGCCCGCAGGTTCATCAGCTTCGGCCTGCGCTACCAGCAAGGGACGCCGCAATGACCGACATGACGATGACAATCACCGGGCCGGACGGGCAAACCTCGGAACCCTTTACGCACGAGGACATGATCGGGGCCATTGACGTCGCGAAGGAAGGCAACGACCCGCTCTACATCAAGGCCGCCGCCCTGGTGATCCGCGAAGGCAAGTGCAGCACGTCCTACGTCCAGCGCGAGCTGGGGATCGGCTACAACCGTGCCGCCCGCATGGTCGACACGATGGAGGAACGCGGCATCGTCAGCCCCGCCAGCCAGGTCGGCAAGCGTGAGGTCGTGGCGCCAGAGGATCTGCGCAAGGCCATCGCCTTCGCCTACCAGGCACAGGGCCAGATTACCCGCGCAATGGCAGAGGCCACCGCCCACCTGCCCGGACGCACCCCGATGAAGGAAACAGAGGCCGACCGCGCCGTCGCCGACAATGCCTACGGCGTCGCGGCGGGCGAGTTGCGCAGTTTCATCGAACGGGTCGAACGGCTCGAAGAGGAAAAGGCCGAGATCGCCGGCCAGATCAAGGAGGTCATGGCCGAGGCCAAGGGCCGCGGCTACGACACCAAGATCCTGAAAAAGCTCATCGCCCTGCGCAAGCGCGACCCCGACGACATCGCCGAAGAAGAGGCGCTGCTGGACATGTACAAAGCCGCGCTTGGCATGAGCTGACCCGCCATCCCCACCCAGAAAGGAAATCCCATGACGACGCTCGAAGATCTCCGGAATGCCCGCCAGGCGGAACTGCGGTTGGCGCAGGCGCAAGTCGCCCTTTGCGACGCCCTCATGAAACATGCCCACACGCTGGAGGAGGACCAACTGGCAATGGACGTCGAAACCGACAGCAAGGGCAAGCTGTCGATCATGCTGCGCCTAGCCGGTGCCGCGTCGTCACCGATCAGCACGCCCGCCGCCCCCAAACCCGGCGACTGGACCGACGAAGAGGACATGACCCTGCTGGATGAGGCCAGGAAGGGCACGCCGGTCAAACAGATCGCCCCCAAGGTCGGGCGCAGCTGGCAGGCCGTGGCCAAGCGGCTCAAGGCCCTGAAACAGGCGCAGGACGAAGAAAGCGACGAACCCGAGCCGACGCCTGCCCCCGCGCCCGCCGCGACCACCCGAGACCCCGGCGAAACCGGGCTGGCCTTGTCGCTCGACGGCCTCGGCACGGCCCGCGAAAAGGCGGCGGAACGTCGCCTCCGCGCCCTGGGTTACCCGGCCCCGCACAGCCCGCAGTCGGATCTGAACCTTGTTGAATCCATCATGCGCGGCGATGGCATGAGCCATGCCGCCAATACGGCAGGCCTCGAAAAGGACGCCGCCAGCCAGCGCTGGAAGGCGCTGATGCCCGAGGTGACGATCGAGAACCAGAAGGCCCTGCTGACCGTCCTGCGCCTGCGCGACGAACTGGACCGCGCCAGCGGCCAGGCAGCATGACCCGCCCGCTGCGCGTCCTCATCGGTTGCGAGACGTCCGGCATCGCCCGGCGCGCCTTTGCCGCGCGCGGGCATGACGTCTGGTCCTGCGACATCGAACCGGCCGAGGACGGCAGCAACCGGCACCGCATCTGTGACATTCGCGACGGCATCCTGACCGAGGGCTGGGATCTGCTGGCCCTCATGCACCCACCCTGCACAAGGCTTTGCCGCTCAGGCCGCCGGTGGATGAGCGGCGCTGGCAAATGGACTCCGCCCAAGCGCCTGCCGCAGGGCCGCAGCTGGGCCGACATGCGCGCCGAGTTTGAAACCGGCGTCGAGATTTTCACGGCCTGCTGGGCCGCGCCGATCGCGCGCGTGGCCATCGAGAACCCGGAAATGAACGACCTGGCGCGCGACCGGATGCCCGCAGACCTGCCCGCACCGCAGATGGTGCAGCCTTTCTGGTTCGGCGAACCCGCCTACAAGTCCACCGGCTGGTATCTGCGCGGCCTGCCCGAACTGATCGAGACCGACCGCCTGCCGGAACCGGAACGCGGCTCAGACGAATGGAAAGCCTGGAACAAGGTTCACCGGATGCCACCCGGCCCCGAGCGCGCCCGCCTCCGCAGCCGGTCCTTCCCCGGCATGATGACCGCCGCCGCAGACCAATGGGGCGGCTACGCCTTAGAGCAGGAGGTGGCAGCATGACCGTCTACGTCGATGACATGCACCGCACACCGCTGGGCCAGTACGGTCGGATGAAGATGTGCCACATGATCGCAGACTCGACCGACGAGCTGCTGGCGATGGCCGACAAGATCGGCGTGGCCCGGCGCTGGATCCAGAAGCGCGGCACGGCCAACGAGCATTTCGACATCGCCACCAGCAAACGCGCCCTAGCAGTCCAGCACGGCGCCGTCGAAATCACCATGCGCCAACTGGCGATGAAGTGCAGGGACAGGAGGAAAGCCAGATGACCGCCCGCATCCAACTGCCCCGCGCCAAGGGCTCGCGGATGCCAGTGGACACCGTGAAGGTTGACCGTGCGACCCGCTGGGGAAACCCGTGGAAGGTGGGCGCACCGGGAGAGGTGCGCTTTCACCTGTTGGGCGCGCTGCGGACCCAGCCTGTGACCGCAAATCTGACCGCGACCGAGGCCGTCGATGCCTATGTCTGCTGGCTGATTGGATACGCGATCCCGCGCAACCTGCGCCCGGCCTACGTCTCTCAGTCCGGAGATCGGGCATTCTGGGACCACATGGCCGCGCGGCGGCGGACGATCTTTTCCCACATCCACATGCTGCGCGGCAAAGACCTCGCCTGCTGGTGCAAGCCCGGCGCCACATGCCACGCGGACGTCCTGCTGGCCCTCGCCAACTGCGACCCCCGCCAGATGACCGACACCCTGCAACAGATGAGGACGACATGAGCGACCTTTTCCTGATCGAAAAGCGCGGCCTCTACTACCGCCCAGACGCCAGAGGATACACAGGCCTCAAGCGTAATGCAGGGCGCTACAGCTTCGCGGAAGCCGCCGAGCGTGTCGGCCCCAATGGCCCAGATGGCCCACAGGACGAAATGTGTATGTGGCGAGAGGACGAGGCGCCTGAGTTTTCGAGCGCGTGCGCATGGGACTTGAAAATGAAGGAGATCGCCGAAAAGCCGGCGCGGATAATCGCAGCAGTCTGCGATGAAATGAACAGCAATGGCTTCGCCCACAATCCGCGTGTGGTTCTCTGGGCAGATTTCGATCTGTCCAATTTCAAAGAGCAGGAGAGCGGCTTTTCTGATGTCGGAACCGAGTGGGTGAACCAGTCAGGACCAGGCATCGCCGGGGATGACTTTACCGGCACTCTAGCAGTTCCCATCGACGGTGAGCGCCTGTTCGTCATCGACTACGCCACGTAACCACCCCAACCCCCGGAGCTCCCCAATGGCTGAGAACAGCAAAATAATCGAAACGCGCTGGCACTGGGGTTGGAGCGTGAAGCCGCCGGATGTGACCGGCGCGCCAGCTTTGCGCATGGAACTTGGCCTTTCCCTTTTGTCCATGTCGATCCAAGGATTCGACGCCATGCCAGATGACATGATGATCGGTTTTTGGCTGTCCGACAATTTCGATGGCGCGCCAGAAGATTGGCCTAAATGCGTCGCATGGATGCGCCGCGCCGGCCGCACGCTGGACGGCGCGACCCATGACGGGATGCCGAGATGACCTACCAGTTCCCTCCACGGCTGATGCAGGCCAAGGCGGCGGCGCACTACCTGGGCGTCTCGCTCAGCAAGCTGCGCCAGCTCGACCTGCCCTGCAAGCGCGACGGGGGGAACGTGCTCTATGACCGGCGCGATCTTGACGCCTGGGCCGATGGCCTGCCCTATGATGGGCAGGCGCCGCTGCAAGCGGTCCCGGCACCGGCAAAACCGAAACAATGGCGGACAGGATAGATGCGTGTCAGACTTCCCGGCCTCCTGCGCGAGACACACCGGAACGGCTCACCGCGGTGGCGGGTCCGGGTCGAGGGTGATACGTCGCGCCGGATCGCCCTGCCTGTCGGGCCGGATCACGCCGACTTCCTGAACCACTACTATGCCGCGCGTGCCGGCCAGATCTATCAGCCCGACACGCCTGTTGCGGTGGAACGGTCACTGGACTGGCTTTGCACCCGATACCTCGATTACCTGCGCAAGATGGTGGAGGCCGGCCAGATGTCGCCAGACACGCTCCGCCAGCGCCGGAGTGTCCTGACACGGCTCTGCGACCACGCGGAAACGCCCGGAGACCGCTACGGCGACTATGACATGGACGCCCCGCCCGCCGCCTTCGTCGCGATCCGGGACGCCTGGGCAGATCGGCCCGGTGCCGCGGACAACCTGATCAAGACCGTCCGCGCCGTCTATCAATGGGCGATCGAGCGCGGAGAGATTGGACACAACCCCGCTGCCGGAATCGCGGCCATCAACCGCCGTCCAGCTGGAGGCGCGACACCCTGGACGGCAGAGGATCTGCGCAAGTTCAAGGACTGCCACGCGAAGGGCAGCACCCCGCACCTCTGGCTGACCCTGCAGGCATTCACGGCCTGCCGGATCGGGGATGCAATCTGGCTGGGGCGGGGAAATGAGCGGATCCGGGATGGCCAGATCTTCCTGGAATGGCAACCGCGCAAGCGTGGGTCCGCCTTCGTCAGCATCCCGATGGCCCGCCCGCTCTTCGAGGCGACCCGGGCCGTGACCGTTGTGGGGCCCGCCTACATCCTGGGAAAACGCGGGCGCCCCTTCACCAGCGCGGAAAGCCTGCGCAACCAGGTCCGCCGCTGGTGCGATGACGCGGGCCTGCCCGACAAGTCATCTCACGGCATCCGCAAGGCCGTTGCCGAGCTGATGGCCGAGTCGGGATGCACTCAGCACCAGATCATGGCGGTCATGTCGCACACCCAGGCAAAGACCTCCGAGGTCTACACCAAGGGCGTCCAGCGCCGGATTCTGGCCGCCGATGGCGTGGCGGCGCTGGAGGCTCTGGACTGGTAA